TCTTCCAGAGGTATATAATCCTAGCTTTTCCATTATATTGGCAGTTTAGCGAAGACAGGACTGTCAGGATATAAATCTCGCAAATATGAGCCAATGCCTCTTAAACCTGCTACAAAACTAGCAATTGCCACAGATACAATAAACTTCACCAGCACTTCCCTGTCTGTAAAGGTTTCTACTGTTACACTTGTTAGCATCACCCCAAAGACTGGGATAAATGAGCCTACAAATGAACGAAGCATTCCCCACAGCACCTTTTTATATTCAGGATAGTCTTCCTGATAGAGTGGATTTGTCTTTTCCATAAATATATATATAAATAAAAAGTTAAATATTACTCCTCTAAAATAGATTTCAATTCTTCGTACTTTGCCAACCTTTCTTCCTTTGTCCATTTCTTAATGTCCCTGTTCTTTGGCTTTGGTATGGGCTTGGGTATCATCTTTTATCCTTTAACATTTTACCTAAAACTAAACCTAGTAGCATAAGCACAAACACAAACATCAATATCTCTCTAAATATGTCCATTGTCTTCACTCTTAAATTAGTTATAGCGACCACTTATCATGTATCTTCTTACTGTACTCTCTCACTAAATACCCTACCAAGTATGCCATAATCTCCTCATCAACAGTACCCTCTACTCCTATAATCCCAAATATCTTTGTTGCTACATGAACCATCTCATGGGCTAACAACCCCATATCCCATGTTGTCCACTCCATCTTCCCCAACCAAATAACAACCTTGCTAAACCCATCTCTTTTAACCACCTGCACACACCCATTTACATCACTAGTATCTACTGGGAGTGTAGATGGTATTGAACCCTCTCCGATGTAAAGTTCTGTTTCAATGTTGTATATAGGCACTACAACCGATACCTTACCAAATGCCTTTACTTTCTTTCCCATCTTTCTTCCTAGTAAAGTTATTGTGTGGGTTTTCACTAGCCCCCTCTGTTGTTTTCCAACCTGTATTGTCGGTAGCCATCTTATACCCCTCTCTAAAACTTTTCTCCTTTTCTGCCCAAATAAAACCAAACACTTCCTCTTTCATCTCCTCCCAGTTCTTGGTAGGAATACAATCCAGTATCCCATCTGCTACAAACTTTTCTTCAAACATCTCTTTCCAGTTATCCATTATTTTCTTGTAAATATAGAATTAAGTACATTGATTAACCAACTCCATCTCCTGTAATCCTTTAACTCCCCATCTTGCTTTTCCTGAAGTAAGAGTCTTTCTTCTTCCAACATCTTGTTCTTCTCCTCTAAACTATCACACTCCTCTCTCAATTCTCGGTATTCAACTTCTTTCTGTTCTATTTCGTTCTTCAACTTCTTCACCTCTTTCTCCAAGGCCCTCACATCCTCTACAAGCCCCTTGTTTTTTTCTAACTCCTCGTTATACCTTTCCTCCCAATTTGTAGGCTCTGGGGTTGGTGTGGGAATGGGAACTGGTGGTTCTGGTGTAGGTGTCGGGTTGATTTCCTCTGGTGTTGCAATTCTGAACTTACCCATATCTGCAACCCATGAACTCGCACCACCCTTAACTGGTGTTGTATCGTACCATGTATACTTATCGTTAGTTTTATTGCTTGAACCTTTACCATAGAATTGTGCATTTTGTGAGGTTCTCGGATTATCTTTGATTATCGCCATATCACCTTTTTCGTATGCACCAATATCTGCAAACCCTGTACCTGCCCCACCTCGTTTGTTTTGCTTCGCTGTGAAGATAATCACATCTCCTTTTTTGAATCCCATATTCTGATTATTATCATAACTTAAATCTCTAAATAAACTCCAATTTATGCCCCCATTCTTATTCTTACCATTAAACCATATATCTGCAATGGATTGGTATTCTGTTTTGAATATTATACTTCTATCAAAGTAATCCATAGGGTTTGGGTGTGGTGCTAATCCATTCTTATTCTTACAACCAAAATGTAGGTGAGTATCTTTTACTAATGCTATTCTTCCTAGATAATCTCCTGCTTTAACTTTCTGCCCTGCTTTAACTTGATAGTCTTTTAGGTGAACACTTAATGTTCTCCATTCTGCACCTGTTGGAATTATTGAAACATAACCACCTAATTCTGTTGTAACTAATTCTACTGAACCATCGCATACAGAATATACTGGGTCGTTTGCATACATCTTGATATCTATTGCTTGTTGTTTGGACAAATCGTTGGGTTTGTTGGCATTTTCGCCATGTGTGGTCTGGGTGATAAATATCGTATTTGAACCTGTCGGACTTGTGAACTTCTTCATCTAGTATCAACTAAAATTAGTTAGACTTCTTTTCCCAGAGTCTCCTTTCTAATTCACCCAGTAAAACTTTGTCAGACATTGCTCGGAGGATTTCTTGATTAGTCTTTTTATTCTTGCCCTCCACCATGTCTCGGAGCATATCGTTTTGGCAGACCACAGAATGAAGATTTGCCTTCAGTATCTTGTTCCTTAATTCTAAGGTCTCTCTACTTTCTTGCATGACATTATTGTTACATATCCAGAGGTACATTTCAATACCCCATAACCCTCATAGCTGGGGAGTATATATCATCATACCAGAACTCTAGGTTGTCGTTTCCTGTGTATTTTTTTGCACCCTCCCGAGTAAACTTCCCCTGGTTTCCCAGTGTGTACCCTCCAATACCTTTTGAAATAATGCCTGCCATTTCTTCAAGCGTGTCAGGGTCAAAACCTCTGTCCCCATCTTTGAACCAGTTCCAGTAATTAGTCTTTCTATAATTGCTTGCATTAGGGTTTCCATAAGCACCTCCCATACCACTCTCGGCCTGTGCTACTGCAACAAGACTAGCTAATAATGCTTCTCTTATTTCTGGGTCTATGTCGGGGTAAGCCTGCCCTATTGAATCCCAAAGAATAGGAAGAGTCTGCTCATTTAACCTACTTTGTCCAAACTCTCCTCCTGGGGAATATCTGTACCCAGTGGCGTAGTCCATAATGGACTGAGGAATACTCAGGGAGTTTGCTCCGAGCACCTCCCTTTCTACTTCTGGCTCAACAAGGGGCTGAGAGGTACTATCGGCCGACATTCCTTTTAATCTCTCGGCTTGTCTCTGTTTTACCCACCCATCAAGCTGTTTGGAGGAGTTTGTTTCCCCCAGGGAGGTTCTTACGGTTGGAATAATATAGCCACCTGTTTCTCTCGCTTCCCTTTTTCTACCTGCTTCTCTGAATATCACCCCCAAGGCATCGAGGAATTCTTCTCCTGATGGGGCACTTGAGAAATATCCTGTTACTTTATTTGCAAAGTTTTGAAACGGATTCATACTGCTCTTAATAAAATTACTTCAAAACTAAAGATATGACACTACCCAGTACAGCTAGTAGAATAGTCCCAATCAGTCCATAAACTATTTTTTCCAGGAGTTTAAGCCTACCGCCTATTAGCTTGCTGTCTTTGTTGTAATCGTCTTTCCTGACATAACAATCTAGCTTCTTTTCAATCTTCCCAAAGCCCTCGTTTACATCATCTCTTACCTGTCTTATCTCTTGCCTGCTTTGGGCAATATCCTCTTTTATGGCTTTCATTTGCTCTTGTAGTCTTGTAATTTTAATTTGGTCTTGCATTTCACTTTTATGTCAATTCTTAATTAGTAACCTGTATTCATTTCATCTAAGCCTCCTGTGGAATATCCACTTGAACTTCTAGTTCCCATACTCCCTGAGTATAAAGAATTGAGAAGCATTTGTAGTTTTATCTTCGCAACAGCAGGGGCATCTGTAACCTGTGGGAGGCTCTCCCTGAGGTTCTTCATTTCTGCCTCTGTCTGAGTTGCACCAATCATTTGTCTAAGTACACTTGACCTTATTCTTGAAATTAATGCTCTGTATGCAGTCCCCTCACTTGCAGACCCAAAGAACTCACCCACCTTACCTGTTGCTGTTGGTAGTTTTCCTGCTATTCCACTGTATTGGTCTAACATACCTAGTGCCTGTTGTACATTGTTAATATTCTCCATATCTAAGTCTTTTCCACCTCCACTTGTTTGTCTTTCATCTAAGAGCATTTTTGCTAGTGTGGTTAATTGACTTGCATTTGCACCTGGCATCATTTGTTGTGCTTCTGCAAAGGCATCATACACTGAGTATTGTGGTTGCTGTGCTCCTACTGCACCATACAAACTACTCATTCCTGTTCCTGTGTCTCCTGCTGTTTCTTCCCTTTGGAATCCTTTACCTAATTGACTTCCTATATTTACCATTGCTGCGATTGGTGCACCACCCTGTATAAAGCCTGTGTTCCCTAGGCTACCCAGTGCACTCATAGCACCACTTGGAATGTTTCCAACCCCAGCCCTGAGTACATTCGCACCCCTTGTAACTGCATCCATTATTGGTCGTACAGTCTCACCTGTAAGTGGTACTTCCATACCCGCAACCCTCATACCTCTTCTAGATTGGCTTGCAAGCCTTTCCATTGGTTTTGTGGCATCTGAGAGTAGGTTGTAAATCTCTTTGGGGTAGTCCAAGGCTGGTGCTATTGTACTGAGGTCTCCTCTTATAGAGTTTCTTATCTTCCTAAGATAGTTTATTTGTTGTGTTCCACCTGTTTCGAGTTTTGAAAAACCTTGTGCTAAGTCGTCTAATTGCTGTACTGCCTTGTTCAATTGTGATACTGACATTGTTCCGTTTGTGGAATTGTTTTGAAGTACATACTGCACCCTTTCGTTAATAGGTTGTATCCATTCATAACCACCTTTCCCCTGCCTGAGCATTTCATTCATTCTCTTAATCCCAGTGTCTTTTGTAAGTCCCTCCATTAAATTGTTCACTGATGTCTCCCCTGGGAGTGCCTGTGCTACACCATCGGAATAATCTGCCACCAATGACTTTAACTGTTCTGTGGTGTCCAATCTCTGATTTGGGGTTGTTGTCTTAAACTTAATCTGTTCTCCCTCTGGTGATAACCATGAGTTATCCCCCCTTGTCAAATCTTCAAATACTTCGTTTATTCTGTCTGCATTTTCCTTTCCACCGACTGAACTAATGGTCCCTGGTTCCTGACCAAGTAATTCTTTTGTAGTATAACTTGGCTTGGTTTTACCTTTCTTGATTTTACCTGCCTGTTTCATTTTTCCTAATTCTCCAAGTCCCTGGAATGCTGCACCTAATGCTGCACCTGTTGCTACACCTTTAAGTGTAGACTCCAATTCTTTCCCCTCTTCACTATAACCAAAACGACCTACTCCTGATGCTAACGCACCCTTTCCTGCTGCTGACAACATTCTAGCACCAGCTGTTTCCCCTACTCCTGCGCCACCACCTAAACCATAAGACAGTATTCCTGCCCCAGACTTTAATCCTGCCTGCATAGGGTCTCTTTTGACAAATTCCTTTTCCTCATCTGTTAATAACAACCCTCCTAGGTCTCTATAGGCGTCTTCGCCCATACTTCCCCAGTCACCCTTACTTGCCTTTATTAAGTCACTTATCGTACCACCAAATTCACCTGCAATACCTAGTCCATGCCTAAAAGGTTTGGATATTCCCATAATTAAGCTCATAAAAGGTGAAAGGTTACTTACCTGCCCAGACTGTTGAGTAGGGGCATTGTACACCTGCCCTGAATTAAGGTCTGTGAACATTTTATTGGGATTTTGTGCCAACCATTGTCTTGCTTCTTCTCCCCTTAGTATTGCCATGTTGTCTTAATAATAAATTATCTTATATTATACAATTTCTCTCTAAAGCTCATATTTGGGTTCTGCCAGTTTCCTACCAAATTACCTACTGCACCACCTAATGTCTTGGTAATTGTTGCTAATGGGTTTAAGTACATAGAAGCTGCTACATTACCCGGGGTTGGAGTGGTTGTTGAATAATCATAACCTGTGAGTGGGCTGTCCTTACTAAGTGTATTCATTACCTTTTGAGTCCAACTTGTTTTTGCTGGCTCTTCACTCCCACCACCTGTATCAATGACAAGCTCATTCCCTGCTCCTGTTCCTGCCCCTCCACCATAACCATAGATACCACCACTACCACTTGCCTTTTGTCTTTGTAGTGCCATTTCTGCTTCCCATCTTCTTCGTTCTTCTTCTGCTTGCTTCTCTTGCCATGCCCTCTGCCATGCATTCTGTTGTGCACTATACCCTGCCTGCCATTGTCCATAGGTCTGTGCTATCAAATCTTCCACCCTGGCTTTTCTTGCATCTAACACATCCCTTGCAGTCATTCCCATTGTTGCTTGTCTTGAAACATCTCCCATTGCACTCGCCAATCTTGTTGTGGGGCTTAAATCACTTGCACCAGTACCCATACCATACCCACTAAACGAATTAAAGAATGCTGGTAATTGACTCTGCTCATAATTCCTCACTGATTCCAATTCAGGTCTATAAGAATCCACTGCACCAAGAATAGAGTCTCTAATAAACTTCTCTACCCCAGGAGCATCGGCTTCGTATGCTCTTAGTGTCTGTGTTATTTGGTCATAATTATCCATATTCTTAAATTCTTAATTAAATGTTTAAGTTATTGTACCATATAATTTATTCCAGTCCACTGGGGCACTATACCCTGAACTAAAATACTGAGATAAATTATGTGGATTATATACTGATTGGTCTAATCCTTTCTGAACTTGGAAGTTCATTCCAGGGTAGTTTGGGTCTACATACTTTTGTAGTTGATACGACGGGTCGGTTTCATAGGATTTCTTCTGAGACGCTAACCAGTCTGTGTATCGGTCCATTGCTGTCTGGTAGTATGGTTCTGCCATCTCCTTTTGCATTCTATCTATATCTTTCAATAACTGACTTCTCATATACTCCTCATACCCACTTGCCCTCGCTGTAGAACCTGTGCCTATTCTCCCTAGGTCATAGTTCCTCATCATATCGCTGGCACTCCTGAGAGCCTCTGGGGCTGTCTGTTCTGCTGCGAACTGCCTAAATGCTGAGTAAGGTACCAACCCTGTAAAATTGGCATCTGTTCCATAATCCTTTTCAAAACTTCTCCCTGGGGAAAGCCCCTTTGTAGCACCTTGTGTTAATCCTGTCGCTGTAGAATAGCTTCCACTCGAACCACCAGCACTCCCCGATGTTCCTGGAGCCTGATAACCTGACATTAGGTGGGCAACTGAGGACAAGTCTAACTGTTCGCCTGGGCGAATTAAACTAGGACTCCCTGACTTGGTCTTAATCAACGCCCAAGTAGATGGACTGGCATAACTAGATACTCCATAATTCTTTAATATTTGGCTTAAACTTTCTCCACCTTTAACAGTGTGTATCATCTGTCGTATCTATAAAAATTAACTACATCTCGCTTTGGCATTTTAACCCTTTTAGTTCTTTCCGAACTGAGGCTCTGTTCCTGTGCCATAAATCCTAACATAGCCCTGTCAAACCATGCTGTCAAGTCTTCTGCCTTTGCAAACTCTCCCATTTTCATAAACCCCTTAACCGCTGCACCCATGGAAATATATTTATGCAATTCCTCTGGGAGCTTTTCTGGTATATCTGTATCCTCCTCCATTCTTGCTGGTCTCTCTATATACATGACCTTAAGTCCTTTTGTAATGCTTTCTTCTGGTATACAAGCCTCTGGAAACTCTACTCCTAACTCGTAATGTCCTGAAGAAGTGTTGTATATCTGTTTCTCAAAATATATAGGAGAGGTTTTAGTCGCTTTTTCATACCCTGTATCATAGTAATCAGCCTTATTCATCTTCTCCACTCTCCTGTAGTCAGTGTCGTTGTTAGAATATTTAAGACCCACCCATGCTATTGCAAGTAGGTCAATGGCATCACCACCAAAGGTATAAATAGACTGGTCCGTAACTGTGTTGGCATAAGCAGTTGTGGTAAACCTGTCCCTATTGGCTGTTGCATACCATTTGTATACTTCCTGGTAGTAGTCATTTAGCCACTTCTCTGCCTCAGTGTCAGTTACAAAAGAGGTTACAAACTCACCAGAATTGTCAACCTGGTTTATGAGTGAGCCAAAGTCGTTTCTTAATTCCTCCCGTGTCATACTTGATTTTTCTAGCTTATATTATATAGCATATAGCCCATAGGCTAGTTTGTCAACAGGTCAAAATCACTACCAATCTCGTTGTAAAAAAGTGTGTAGTGCAAACTAAGGGTCAATGCTGGGTGTGTCCTAGGGCCTGTTTCCGAACCAAATGCGTCTGGCCCATTTGTAGCACGAATACTCCTTATATACAAATTGTTGCTGTCGACATAAACATCTACCGTTGAAAAATCATAACCAAATCCTGACACTGCCAAGGGGTAGTGCTGGTTTATACTATACTGCCCATCGTCCTCCCAGTCACTAAAGCTCATATTCACAGTGGCAGGAGGAAAGTACATAGGTGGGTACCCTAGTCCATGGTTAAAGGTTGCTGTCCTCACAACACAGTCCCCCATATAGGGTATGGTCTCCTCTGGTAGCGAAAGAGTCAATTCTCCTGTTTTGTATATTTTGAGTGTGTCGAGCCTACCATCCAGGTTTTGCCCATAAACCCTGGTGCCCTCTATATCCATACCCTCTGCTGATACTCGCATTACTGGGTTGCCTGAGACCCCTATGTCTCCACCCATTACCCCTAATGGCTCGGCAAATAAAACTGTTGAAATAGAGGTGTCCTTTCCGTATATAGGGGTACTACCGTCATAGCCAATAATATGCTCTGAGTTTCTAATTTCAATCTCATTATCCCTCACTGTTGCCCCAGTATAGAGAGAACCAATAGATGTAGGACTTGAAAAGGTGTATTCATTCCCAGTAAAGAGTGAGCTCAATATAGGACCAGATACATGAACATAAGGCTCCCAGAAACTTGCTGGCTCGGCACCCCCCAGTGAGTAGTAGCTGTCCTTGTTAAGCCTCCTAAAACACCATGCCCCATGAGGATAGCCCAAGGGGTTGGGAATAATAGTGTCATCCTCAACCGTAACCTGTTTGTATATTTTTGGCAGTGCATACTTTGTGTTCAGTGCAAAGTCCTTGGGGCTTAATCCTATGACTGACCTTCCTGGTTTTGCTATTTTTATTACTGGTCTACTCATACCATGCGTTATACTGAGGGTCTATAAATATATCTGCCACAATCTTAGTGTTTTCTGGGGCTTCAAAAACAATAGTGTTCTCATCCTTGCTGTACCACCGTACTGTCCCCACATCCCATGCCCAGGTTCCCCAGTCTGGGTCAAAATACATTTCTCCTGAATAAGTAAAAGGTATTTGCTTCCAGCCAGTCGTTCCTGATTCTTGCAATGTTGATAAGTCTACATAGGCAAGCACAATAGGCTCTGAGCCTAAGTTGTGGGTGTACTCTTTCTTGTAAAGGGTCATAGGGTAGGTTTGATACCATGCCATTATTCTATTGGGTCGTCTGTTATTACAGTAACCCTTTTAAGTAATTTTAATTGGTTCCCAGCAGTATAGACTGTCAGGCTTTTAGGGTGTACATACCTCACATCAAAACCCTTTTTAGCCACTTTTATTACACCCCTTTTCATTCTTCCATTCCGATAAATATAGATACATTACCTACACTGTCTCTGATTAGAATATTGCCTGTATAATTTCCTGTGAGCAGGGTAGGACTCGCCAAATAAGAGAGTGTACTTAATCCCCCCTCGTTTTTTGTCAATTCAAAACTCTTGGGCACTTGTGGTTCTTCTATTCTTTCCACTGTTGTTTCTATCAGTTTTCCTCTTGCATCATAAATTCCACTTTGCATTATGTTGTGTAATTCATATTAGGTAATTTGTACATAAACTCTTGGCTAAAACCAAGCAGGGTTACATTCACCCCCTCATCATTATTCTTAAACTCATACGAAGCAGTCCTTGCTCTAAGCCCATTCAATGACACTCTCTCAAACTGGTATTCCTTTGTAGTCTCCCCTGTTAAAGGTAGTCTTCTACTACTGGCATTGTCTAAATAGGTCTCGTAATCATTACTCCCATTTATTGCCACTGACACTGTTAAATACTTGTCTGTTTCTGCTTCTGGTCTATAACTTACAAACATATCATTGAGTGCTTTTTCTGCCTCAGGGTTTTCAAAATCAAAGTATTTAGTCCTTATAATAGACTCAATAGCACTTCCTGAGTGTGTATAACTGTAATCCCTAATAAGTGTTTGCCCACTACTGTTATTCGCCATAATAAGTCTCTTATTCCCATTACTGTCCACAATGGTCGCCCATTGTCGTACAGGGTGGTTGTCGTAAAAGCTCCAAGAGTCCCTATAAGTGTCGTACACTACCACTACATCTTTTAACACTTTACTGTCCCCTGGTAGGGTCGAGGTTAAGTCTCCTACCCATAAATAATACTTTCCGTCCAGTACACCTGCACTCATGTTAGTCCAATTACTTCCACTAATAAGCCTCCATACAGAATTAACAGCCCAGTTGGTTATTGGTAGTGAAATCAATACTGGCATACTATTCCCTGTAAACCTGTACACTCCGTCCCTGCCTGTCCAGTACAGGGTTCCATCTATTTCCTTTATTGTGTCATGGGCAATACAGCCTGTTTCAGCAACTACTTTCGGTGAAGCCTGTACCTCTGGATTGTAAGTCCACATAGCCTCCTGTGTAAAGACAAGGAGCACTCCCTGATACCCCACAATACCTGTTATCTCTCCATTGACTGTAAACCTCTGTGAGGTTGTTGCATAAGTGTCATAATTCTCAAAAGTAGGATTGTAAAACCTGTGTGTACCCTGTCCCGAAGACACTACTGTACTTGCATCATGAACAGTGGTTATGTTTCCCACATACAACTGAGGTCCTAATACTGCCAAATACTTCCCCCTCACATCTGCATCCCCATTATCAGTAGAAATATTTTTTATGTCTGTACCATCATAATACTGCACATTATCAGACTCGGTAGTAAAGTACATTCTGTCTAAGTAATTAACAGCACTTACCCTCTTTCCACTGCTGGTTGCACTAGCCTGTATTTGAGTCCATTCACTGCCTCCTACTTCTGCTTTATAAATGTTTCCTCCTGCAATTTTAATCGGAGTGTGTACACCTGACCAGTTCATATAATCAAACACCAAGTCATCACTATCCACCCCAATAGTAGGTGTTCTGAGGTTTGAATACCCTCCGTCTTTACTTAGTGAACCCTGTTCGTCATGATTAACATTCTTTAAGTAGGTGAATTGTGCATCACTCATAAGAAATGGGTTTGTACTTGTTTCCATCCCCCCACTTAAATCGTATCTTCTCATTGTATACCAGTTTTCTTCTTTTCTTGTTTCCTTACTCATTAGTTGTGTCATCACTAAAATTAGTTGCACTCTCTACCTCTAGTTTACTAAAGTTGTCAGAATTTGCAACACTCTCAAGGCTTGTTAGCATCCCCCTGTAATAACCGAGGTTACTTTCTTTGGTCTGAGAAAGAATTAAGGTGTTGTCCTGTGCCAAGATTGGCTCACTAAAAGAAGTCAACCTATCCTTAAATAGCACTGCTGTTGTTGCAAGTTTGTCGACAAAAGACCCTAAACCCTCATAATCAAAGACATCATTAAAAGGCAACGAAGCAAGGGTAAATACATTTATATTGGTGTCCCCGTACCCCTCTTTTATACTTATTCTCTTGTCTTTGTATTTAGCCATTTGTATTCTACTAAATTAGTGTAGGCTGAAACTCTAACTCTGTTAATGTCTTTTCTTCTCGTGCCATCAGTTTTCTCTTTTCCAAAAATAAACTACAATATAAGGTTGTAAGTTCCCCTTATTTTCGCTTGTTTGAGTTATTCCAGGCTTTCCAACTACAATCCTATCACCAAAAGCAGTCCCACCGACTGCTAATCCATAACCACCAGTTACGACTTGTAAGTTGTTCCCTTTATTTCCCCCTGTCTTTCCTGCTGTATCAAACTCTGCTTCTGCACTCTTACCCACTAGCACCCTACCTTGCCCATACTCACTCCAAGTTCCAAACCCAAACAATGTATTAGGATTAGTCGATACCGTTGAAGTATAAATGCACCCTACTGGGTACACCTTTTTAAGCACTTCTACTACATTAGTTGTTGCACTTACACTCCCTCCTGTAATATCTACATCGGTTACACTCCCTCCTGTAATATCTACATCGGTTACCACTGGGGAGGTCAATGTCTTGTTGGTTAGGGTTTCTTCTCCCACAAGGGTAACATATTCTTTTAACAAGTTTCCTTTCGTGAAATGTTTGTTGGTGCCCCCTGCACTTGCACTTGTGTCACTTATGTCCACACCAAGAAGTTTGTCCCCACTTTCTACTGTAGTTATTTCGTTAAACTCTACAATTGTTTTTCCGTCCATAAATAAATTGCTTACAAGTTATATTTCTATTGTATCATATTTCTGTACGACTCTTTTACTTCTAGCCATATTATTGATACTAAACTAAAGTCCTCTTAATATATAATTATACCATCTCAACTTCTTCTAAAGGGAGGCAGGGGATACTTAGCACCTATTACTGGAGAGTCTGCGTGTGTAACCTCTATTTCTATTCCCGAAACCAAGATAGAAGTCCTCACAGTAGTTCCTAGGAATAAAGGTGGTAATTCTCCGTTCTGAGCATAAACAGAAGCATTGGCATAAGTTGTCCATTTCGATACATCTTCATTCCAAACCCTCACCTCCAACTCACTAACGGCTCCCCATGTCCAACCTCCTGTAGGCTCATCAAGTGTAACCCAAGTTGTGTTAGTCCCTATTATTTTAGCCCGAACCTGTGTAATTATTCCCCCAGAGCTTGGGGCAGTAGTACCTTTTCCAAGTAAGTAATTAGAAGATGAACTCCCAGAAATCCCATATGTACTTGTGTCTGGGTCTCCATCAAAAACATATGCTTCATTAGTCCATGCACTATCAGGGTCTGTTATTCCATTGTGTCCATCAAAATAATAAGTTGATACTGCCATTAGTGTCTAAGATAAACCCAAATTAAAAAAGCCATTATGTGCCACCTAAATAAAAACAATAAAAGCAAGGTTACTACCATTCCAAGTGTAAATGATATTGTATGTGTCTTTGTTATTCTCATTGTACTAAAGGGTTAAGTTAAAGGTAGGCACACTCTGCTTGTTACGGATGCTATTAATATCTCGTTCATATCATACAAGGTTTTAATATTAGATATATCATTAATACTAGTATCTTATATCTCAACATATACTCTATAACAAGAGTTGTTATTACTCCTCCTAAAAATACAAGTATCAATTTTAGTTTAGTGTTCATACTCTATAATCTCTTCAATTCCTATGTTTTAATTATATAATTCAATACTATATAAGGTTGGAGGTTGTTGTGAGCCTCTCCCCCACCTGCATTTTTTGTGTTTATATTACCACCACCACTACCTAGCGCTGGTGACCACCCTGAATTACCAAGATAATATTCACTAGAATATGCTATACCGTGCAAATGAACTGGCATTTCTGCTGTTGTGAGGGTATGAGTTTTTTCTCCACCAGTTTCTCCTAGAGTATCAAAACTTGTATCTGCACTATTTAATCCAACGGCAACCTTGCCTTTTAGGTTAGGAAGATTAAAAGTTGTTGAACCATCTCCGCTCCCATAAGTAGTTCCTATTGCTGTAAACAAAGCAGAATAAGTTGTCCTACTTACTGCACTACCATCACAAAGTAAATAACCCGTAGGGGCTGAAGAACCTCCAAACATTTCTATTACACCAGCGGGAATTGCATTAGTAATTGTATTGCTTCTTCCGTCTATTGTTTTATTAGTAAGTGTAGTAGTAACAGAATCAAAATAAGATTTAAGTGTTGCTTTTATATTAGACCAAGTTAGTTTCTTTAATACATTACTCGCGGCGCTATCTATTAAACCTACCTCGTCTGCATCAACTGGAGTCGTTTTAGCTGTTGCTCCGTGAATGGTAGAAGCTATACTATCAGCATTTACACCCTCTACAAACATTTCCCACTTACCATTAGTTAAATCAGTAGCAAATGTTCCTGAAGTATGAGCTACTATACATATATACCCACTACCATTATATTCTACTGTATCATTAACTACATATGCTGTACTTGTTACCCACTCCCCTTTCCAAGTATAACCCTTTGAGTCAACATAAGCTTTTATACTTTGCTGTGTCGCTAACTTTGTTGCACTATCACTTGCCATATTGTCCTCATCAAGAATAGCCGTACCACTAACACCTGTGTTTATTACTGGAGAGGTCAAGGTCTTATTACCCATATTCTGTGCTACATTCGCTATTTGATTTGCAGTTACATACCTTGTTGTATCAGTCCCTGTTGTAAACTCTGCATTTGTCGCTCTCTCTACTATACCCGTTGCCGTCTCACTTGCTGCCCTTACTGTAAGGGTCGTTTCTGACAATGTAAGCCCTGTTGAGGCTGTTAAGGGTGCAAAGGCACTAGCACTATCGTCCCAGAACACTATTCTGTCTGCATTAGGGTCTGCAAAAGCTGTTATCTTTGTATCAGTTACATCTTTTACTGCTTTACTTGTTGGAACTGTAGTATCATCTGCACCAAGAGTAGTTGTAATAGTCTTGTCAGAAGTCCTTATATCTTTATTAGTTAAGTTGAATACTGCTATCTCACCATCTGCAATACTAGTATCATTTATTGCTGTTACATTAGTTGCTTTGTCTAATTTTGTAGTTAAATCTGGAGTACCTGATAAATCAGAGTATGCACCTGTTGTTGCTACCGTTGCTAAATCTGCTGATTGAATTGCACTATCAGCCAGATCTAAACTTGCATTTACAGAAGTATCTAGTTTTGTCTCATCAATACTCCCTGCTTTAATAGAAGCTGTAATACTAGGTGTTGTGTCATTATAAGTAAAATCTATCTCACTACTATCTGTTAAAATATTTCCTACTGCATCTTGTGCCTGTTCATCAGAATATCCTTCTACTGGACTACCACCTACTAAATATTGCTGTCCTGCTGGTATGTTCACACTTCCATCGTCATCAATAGTTACTAAAGAGTTCTGTATCAGTTTTCCTGTTGTTAAGTCAAACCTTGCAACCGCATTATCTGTTGCACCGCTCGGTCCACTAACATCTCCACTTCCTTCTCCAGCAGCACCCTCTTGTGCCATTAAGTTCCAGTAAGTCTCATTCGTTGGTAAGTTGCCTGTTGAGGCTAATATACAAATATAACTAGAACCCTCATAAAAGACTGCGTCATTGACCACATACGAAGTTAAAGCACTATAAGTTCCCCTCCAGTTAATATCCAACCCGTCTGCACCATCTGCACCTGCTGGACCAGTATCCCCCTTTGCCCCCTTATAATTCTTCCATAAGCCAGTAAAATCACTTGCCTGTGGAGTAGGTATTTCTGTATTCGTTGATTTAATTGCTATGTAGTCTAATGCAGGATTAAAAGTAGTAGTAAAATCAGTTCCTGAATCGTCTGAAGCATACGCTATATACACATAGGCGTCCTCTCCAGCCGCACCTGTCAAACCAATTTCCCCCTGTGGACCAGTAGCACCAGTTGCTCCTTTATAGTTTTTCCATAAACCTGTAAAGTCTGAAGCCTGCGGAGTGGTAATTTCTGTGTTAGTACTTTTTATTGCTATATAGTCTAGTGCAGGGTCAAAGGTCATAGTAAAACCTGTTCCACTTGAATCACTAGCATAAGCAATATAAACATAGGCGTCTTCACCATCTACTCCAGGGTCTCCCTGTATTCCTTTCTCACCCTGAGGTCCAGTAATCTCACTAATGGCAATTAAATCAGTCCAAAGAGCGTCTCCTACATATCTCCACTGTATATGGGTAGTACCTTTTTGTATTTCTATTTCCCTACCAGCCTCTCCCTGGACTCCTTGTTCTCCTTGTATCCCCTGAGGCCCTGTAATGTCTGCTAAGGCTATCAAATTAGTCCAAGTGCCACCTACATACCTCCATTGAACATGGGTGTCTGTTTTTTGCAATTCAATTTCGTCTCCAGGATCTCCTTTCTCTCCTGTGTCTCCTATAAAAGCCTCTACCTTAACTTTCTTAGAAGTCCCATAAGCACTCATAGAAGTATCTGAGGTGTCAACTGTCCAAAGATAATCATTAGCCCTATCAACATTTGCTGTCGGTTGTAGTTCTAATTCTGTTAGTGTTTTTTCTTCTCTAGCCATTGTTTATTTACTAAATTAAGCGTCCCCGACTTTTGTATAAACCGTAGTAACATTCTCTACCTCTGTAAAATCTGTTTTACTATGTATTAGCCTTGTCAACCTATCCTCTGTTAGCATCCAGGTAAAATCTTCTGAAGCAACCTTTAACCCAACCCCTTCTGGTATGTATCTTTCTATAGAGTCTACTACCTCACTAAAAGATGTAATAGGACCTTCTGATACTATGTATTCCCCATCCTCTGTTAGCATAAACTCTCCGTCCTCCGAGAGCATAGCGTCGTGTAGGTTTCCACTACCATAGTCTGTTGTTTTTTCTTCAACCTTTGTCCAGTTAGTCATTTAAAGAACTAGTTAAAATAAGGGTCTCTTACTACTACCTGCTCAGGGTCGTCACTATTACTATTCACTAAAGCACTAGTCATTTCTTCTAATTCTCTGTAAAACTCTGCTAAGTGTAATTGTGCTTCGTCCATTAAGCCCAACCTTGCCTTGGCCTTTGCTACTGCATACTCTACTGGTAAATCACTAAACTCTGGGGGTAAATTAGGCTCGTCATCGTCTGCACTCAAGTCTTCTACTGTTTCTACATAATACATCCACAACCCGTTAGTAACGTTATTCTCTGGCGTAGGTTTAATTTCAATGTTTTTCCCCCTCATACTGTAGGTGGGACTAGTAGAATCTCCTGAATAATCAACAGGGTCGTCAAAAGCATTAGTATCAACCCTGTAGGCCTTGTAACGCTCGGTAGCTAATGTAGGGGCTACTTCTACCCTAATCATCCTTCTGAAGTCGCTAGGAAGCCCGTAGAGGCTCTGAGAGGCAACTAAATCGGCCTTCGAGAGTCGTACATAATAGTCTTGGGCTAATGAGGCAATTCTGTTTACAACCTTCTGGTAACCCCTGTTTAAATTGGCTTTAATCTCTGTTTTGGTAACAGTAAGGTTGTCCGTAGTTACGTCTTGGTTTATTAATTCTCCAACACGCATTTGTTGCTCGAGGAATGTCATTGTCATTTCCTAATAATTAAGTCTTCCTCGATTACCTATTTAATTATACCACGAGATTTTGTGTTTTCTCTGGTGTAAGACTCTTGTAAACTTTGACAACGTCTGGGGCTATCTTGTCTAAATTCCTATGTGTAGTTACCCATTCATAGGCATTCTCTATCATTTTGTCCTTGTTTTTACCCTTTACCATAAGCTCTAAACACTTGTCTAATTCTTCTTCGGTCTTGTATGCTAGACAATTCTCGCCTTTCTTAATGTATGGAGAGTATGGTAGTTGGTCCTTGATTATCATAGGAACCTTTAGGGCTGCAAACTCCATCATTTTAAGTTCACTCTTGTATTTGTTAAAGTGTTCATCATCGGCTAGTGGAATAATAGCAAAGTCTAGGTCAAGTAGTTTCATTCTGTAAGGATGTGCCTCCCACTTAGTCCAAGGATAATACTCTACAATGCCCTCCAACTGACCAAAGATTTCAGGAAAGTTACTGCCACTTATTACAAGCTTTACATTATGCTTTTTAGCTAGTTTCTTAATAGAAGGAATAATCGTCTTTAAGTCCATACTATGGGAACTCCCTCCACTCCAACCTATTCTAATCTCCCCCTTCTCTCTTTTTCTCTTAACTTCTACATCAGGATAATATCTCATGTCTAAACAGTTCGGTATGGTCGCTACCAGATCGCTGTATGCCCCCCACTTCTGAGTAAGTTCCGGCACCGGGGAAGTAGCTAAATTACACGCTGACAAGTTCCATATTAAATTCATGTGGTGGTCTAGGTCTGTCTCTTATACACATCTGAC